CTCACACCCTCTTGGTTACGAGAAGCTTTCCGTTGCGCTTTACGAGACTTCTCTCCCGTCACAATACTCCCTGCTGTCGCAGTACCTGCTATTACTAAAGCTGTTGTTACAGGGTCAAGCATAATAGTTCTCCTTTAAATTGACCATTACTTGTGTACATTTCATCTATTACATCCATACCAAATAAACTACCAAACTTAGTAAGTTTTTTATTGTTACTAAAAGCATAAAGTTCATTTCGAGGGGCTTGGTCAATTAGAATGTAAAAAACATTAAGCATATCTCTATACACAGAAAGCTTCCATTTTTGAACAAGACAATGAACTACCCACCCCATTGAGCTATCCTCAATGTATACAGAAAAATTAGAATCTTTGTATAGACAAGGGTGTTGTATAGAATCTTTTTCTAAAATATCTACAATCACATTCTACCTCTCATGGTATAACCTACGGAGTACCCTAAGAGTTGCATATCTTTCTCTGGCTCGGCTTGAAATACAAATTGAACAGCATCCCCATTACCACGAATATTGAATTTCTTAGAAATAAGACTCTCGCCTGTATCAAATACATAAGGATAAGCATCTGGTATAAAGCCTCTTTGCATTGGCTTGTATAACTGCATAGCTTGACCTCTTCCTACGTTATTTAATACACCTGTGTACTTACCGTATGCTGCACTCTTATCAAAGTCCCAACGAGCTTGAAACAAGCAACCACTAGGGTAATCAAATACATAACTATCTGTACCGTACCCTGTTATAGTTGTTTCTGTCTTTCTAAAAAATACTTTAGCTTGTGACACAGCTTTCTTATTAGAAAACTTACCAAGTGTTTCATATCCTGTTACAAGATAAGCTTTTTGGTCTGTACCAAAATCTTTAAATACACGATTCCCTCTAGAAGAGAAGGAGTACGTAACATTAGTATCAGTCTGAAGAGAATTAGGGTAGTACAAAGCATTAGCTATAGTAAATGGCATACGGAGTTTGTATGAGGCACTAGACTGTTTCTGAGGATAGAATGCTCCTATAGTAGTATCTAGAACTAAACCTTCTCCCTGTGTCTTAGGTAGCCACCACTCACATTGTTTTGTACCAGAATTATACACACCTTGTGCGCCTTCTCCTGCAAGAGTAGACAAGTAGTAAGAACGGATTGTTGTTTCTGTTATATCAACAGCATCCACACCTTTAAACTGATTTACAGACAACTGCATAATACCGTTATTGGAAAAGTAATAAACACTGTTATCGGCTACTACAATACTCTTAGAGCTATCTATTCCTCTTTCTGTAATCTTTTCTACATTAAAAGATGTAGCTTTAAATCCTCCATCAGGGTTGTAGATATACCACACACCATTACCAGCAAAAATAAGAACACCTGAACTATAAGATTGCATAGCTTTAATGCGCTGAGTATCTTCTAGCTCTATAACTCCTCCATCTGTATCTAATAAATCAGGGAACTCACTACTAGTAGGGTCATTCTGTTGGTAACATCTCCCTGCATCGTTGTCAGTTTCTAAAACTTGAGTGAAGTACACCATACTGTCTACAGCGTAAAAGAATCTCCCAAATGCACTAGCACAGGAAGTAGGGTTCTTAAAGTTCTTTTTTGGGTTATCTACTGCCATAGTCTCCTCCTCTTTCTTTTAATATCATTATTCTGGATCTAAAAATTCATCATAGGGTGGCTTGTAAGGAGGAACACCACCACCACCAGAAGGAGTGTTAGGGTCAGTAGGGTCTATAACATCAGGCTCATCTGGACTATATGTAGGAGTTCCTGCGAAGTTTATAGTACCTATAGGGACAAGTGTTGTGCTTGGCGCACCATCATCTTCGGGAGAACTTAACTTAGAAGTTCTGTCAAAATTATTAATATCATAAACATAGTGACCTCTTCCTGCTTTACTGTTACCAAAGTTAGCTCCCTCAACATCTTTAGCTGAGAACACTGTATCACCAGTTTCATCTATAATAACTCCAATAGACGCTACTTGTGCATTACTCGGATAGTAACCATTACCTCCTTCTCCTGCCTCAGCATTTGTGTAATCTTTGAAAGCTGTAGTCACTAGTTTTTCTATTTTATTGTCTTCCACATCAGCTCTTGTAAGATGCCAATCAGCATTAAATAGATTGTATTTATGGTTGTTTGAAAGACTAGAAGGATTCTCAGATATTTCTAACCCATCATCCACTAATTCAAAGTCACGTACATTTACTTTAATACTACTAACAAAAATTTCCTTTGTAAGTTCTTTGTACTCACACATAATAGGATTCGTACCTTGGTCTGTAGTAATGACAAGGTAGTTAGTAGTCTCAGCTATTTGTGTTTTTACTACAGCAGAAGAAATTGCAAGTTCTGCTATAAATGTAAAGTCATCATCTACTGCATGAAAACGCAGTTTTGTTTGCGGGGTGTCGTCTGTAACTGTAAGGCATACTAAAGATGGGCCTCTCCAATAGAACACGTTTTCTACAGCAGCAAATCCACCAGTAACAACAAAAGGAGTTACTAGCTCTTCAAATCCTAATCGTCTTTTACGAATTAAGCCATCTTTGTTAATTACAAAATTTAATTCACCTGCTGTAAATCCTTCAGGAAAAGTTAAAGCAGAGGACTCTGTATTCAAACCTTTAATTAAAGAAAGGTAATCTTTTTGACCTGAAGCTCTAGGCATCTTTAATCCTTATATCCACCCATTAAAAACTTCTTAATGGCACTAGGTTGTTTATGTTTAGATGGAACTTCCAAGCCATTTGCTTCTGCCCACTTCAATAAGTCCGCTTTAGAAATTAAACTCTCTAAATCTGCACTTTTATCAACAGAGGACTCAGGTGCTTTTTTACTTAACTGATAAAGCTCCCAAGCTCTAGCTGCTTCACTCTTTCTAATAAAGCATCCACTTAATGCTTCAGCAACTTTGCCACTACGACTCCATCTATAAAACCCATCAAAAATTAATTTGTAATCAGTATCCATTATCCGCCATGACCTCTTGGTACGTAACTCCCACTTAAACCTCTTCTTCCGTATTTAGGTTTGCTTTCGCTTTGACCTAGTGTACGGTTGTCTTGTTGGAGTTTTATTTTCTTGACTCTCGCTCTTTGAGCAATCATGCCAATAGGTTGTTGGTGAACTAAAGTAAGTGCTTCATTAAGAAACATATCTAAGAAAGTTTCAGACAGATGATTCGGAATTGGTATTGCAAAAGAATCTTCTTGTAAGAATACTTTTTCTTGTGAAGCTACAAATCTGGTCTTACTTGCTTGAAGGGTAGTATCGAATTCGTTATTATAAGAATCGAATACAACATGAACATTATCAAAAGAGGTAAAATAAGAAGGAAACTGGTTAGTACGGATAGACATTTTATTATCATTGTAACCTTCCACTATTATAGAATTTGTTTTATTAGAATGCAAAGTATATTCAATGAAGTCAAGAGGAGGTAAGTAACCAACTAATTTGTAGTCAAGTTCTCCTGCTTCCTTCGATACATTGTACCATATCTTACTTCTTTGTATCTTCTGAACCCTTTCAGGTAACAGCATGTAGTTAGGTCGAGTTGTATCAGCTAAAGACTCTAGAGTTAGCTCATCCATAGTGAACAATACATTGTCGTATTCTTGCACCATTTGGTAGTACACACGCTCCGCAATTTTAGCTACTTGTTGAGATTCATCCGTATCAAAAATACTGTCTACATAGAAACCGCTTGTCGCATCAAGGTACTCTTGTGTAACTTGTAATAATGTTCTTTTCATTTTTCTCTCCAAGGAACTTTATGAAAGGGACTCCTAAGAATCCCTTTTAAAAGCTACCTACTGACTAGATAGGCGTTGCTATAGTTACTAGTGCTTCAGGACGTTTAAGCGCGAAGCCATAACGACAAGTAGCAGACCATTCATCACGTTTCAGGTTAGTGTTACGGAAGAATTCAGTCTCAGGACGCTGACGGATAACACCCATAAACGGCATTGAAGTGTCATTAGCCATAGACATTGCAATACAACCTTTACCAGTAATTGCACCGCCACCAGTACCATCACTCTTAGCTAGAGCTTCGGCAGTAACTGCTGGCAAGTTGTGACTTACCATAATGTTAATACCAGCAATGTTACGAACAATGTTAAGCTTATCACCAAAACCAGTTTGTACTAAACCTTGAACATCGAAGTTAAACTGAGAACCATTACTTACTTCAGTAATGTTTAATAGTTTATTAAGTTCGTATTCGGCTTCAGGAGTAACTATTAACATACGATTTTCGGTAGGGATATAAGCCTTATCGAAAGCGTACTTGACGAACATAATGTCCTCAATAGTTAAAGCACCACCAGTACCACCGCCTTTAAGACGATGAGGCACACCACCAATAGCGTTGTTGTTACCAAGGGTCTGAGAGTTAGCTGTAGCTAAACAAGCAACTTCCAAATCCGTAGCCATAGCAATACCAGACTTGTGAACATTCTCTTGATAGAACGCTTCTGACTGATGCGCGTCTTGCTTCATACGATCTGTTACAAAGAAACCGTCCTGCTTATATGCAGTAACAGCAAGGTCTTTACGAGAAGTAGTCATACCGTCATAGGCAATCTGAGTATTCTCGGTGTAGTCTGTAACATCACGATCTGCCGTTAAAGTAACATTAAGAGTGTCACCATCAGGGAAGATACCTGTTTTGTCATCGAACAAAGGACGACCAACTAACCAGTCATCGAACTGCTTCTCTAAAGAAACTTGATATAGCTCTTGACGAACTAGGTTAGGGACTTGTGCATAAGTAAAATTTGACATAATATTTTCTCAGTTAGAAAGTTAATTTAACACCTTGTTTCTCTGCAATCTTACGATAGTTATCTATAGCTGTACTAACACGAGTACGGTCATTAAAACCACGCGATAGGTCTAGCCCAGATTCCTTTTTCTGCGTAAAACCAGATACAGAGTTACTAGGGTTATAAGTTGTTTTGGGTTGTTTATCTAAACCAAATAACTTCTTAAAGCGTTTTGGATTAGCTTGTGCCTCTTTGATAATGTCTTCATCAGACATACCTAAGTCCTTAGCACTTTCACGGAGTTTCTCCTCAAAAGAATCTCCATATATCGCTTGTGCAGCTCCTATACTTTCATTTTGGTTTTTACTAAACACTTCTTGTTGTTGGGAAGTGCTTAATGACCCCATAACTTCTTGTAGTAGTTGCTGTTTAAGCGTTTCAACGTCCAACTGAGGGGTTGTCTCAGTGGTTTGACTTGGCTGTAATTCGTTCACAGGGGATTCCTCTTTATTTTTTAATTGTGATAAAGCGTCTTCCAGCTTTGTACTTTGGTTAAGTTTAGCTTCAAGTTCCTGAATTCGAGCTTCCATCGTTTTAGTCTCATCAACCTTATCTTTGATAAAGTTCTGAGCAGATTGCCAAGATTGTTGAGCTTCTTCTGTGTTGTTAAAAAGACGCTCCCTACCTTGACTATCTGTACCACCAAAGAGTGGTTTAACCTCTTCCTGAGATATGACTGGGTTAGTCTCCAATATTTCTTTAGTGTCTGGGTTAGACATTGTAATTCCTCTTATTTCTTTTTCTTAACGATTGACTTAGTTTTAGGTGCTACTTTCTTTGCTCTCGCTGCTGCTCTTGCAATAATTTTCTGTTTGTTCCTAATAGCTAAAGCTTTCTTACGCTCCGCTGTTGCCTTCTTACCATTAGCAGCTCGACTATTTATGGTTGTCGTCCCCTTTTTAGCATCGTCATCCAAACCCGCCTTATATCTCTTGTCGGGGACGCGTGAGTTCCATTTAGCCCTGTCTTTTGTAGCATTTAATTTCTTTTTAGCGGCTGCTGTTTGTTTCTCGTATGCCATCTTATTTACCTCAATGTTGTTTACTCTTCCCGAACCAACCACTACCTTTTAGTTGGAAGTTCGAGCTTCTTATTACTTTGTGCATACCTTCGGCACAATCCTTACAAACTACTTCTGGACTTTCTGTC